GTCCTTGTGGTTATGCGTACCCGGTACGCGCAGTACGCGAGCGGCGTCGGCGGTCACATTGGTGTCGGTCGCAAAACCGTGTTGGCGACACACAGCCTTCAAGCGCAGCGCGATAGGCAGCCACTCGTCGCGCGTCAAATCCCGATCCATCACCCAGTAGACATGGAGGCCCCGCCCGCTGTCCACCATCGTAGGGGTCGGCAGTGCCATCCGCAGGCAGAAATCCTCCAGCGCCTGATTGGCCGTTAGTTTCGTCGGGTAGTCTTTGTCGGGGCCGCAGTCCAAATCCAAGAAGAAGCACCGGAGGCTGTGCGCATTGTCGGCAGTGCGCGCCTCCCCGGTCTTGAACGTAGCAAGGGCAAAGTACGCGTCCCAGCCTTTGGCGTCATAGTCCATGGCAGCTGCTTCCAGCTGCGCCCGCGTCGAGTAGAATGTCTGGATCTTCCGCTCGTTGGTCCGATTAAATACCCATAGGCAGTAATAACCGCTGCTAGCCAACGTGCAGGACAGAAACCGGTTCGTGTCCATGCGTGTTCCCCCGCTAGATGAAGGCGGCGGGATCTGCAGATCCCGCCGCCACGTACATTGCCTGTCAGTCGTCCCAGACAGCCGCGACGAGCTCGGCGACCTTCACCGGCTTGGTGGTCTCTGCTTTGCGCGCCACCTTCGCCGGTTCAGACCCGTCATCCTCGCCCGCATCGGGCTCGGTCTCAGGTTCGGCCTTGGCCTTGGCCTTGGCCTTGGTCTTGGCTCCCTCGGACGCCGGGGCATCAGCGCTCTCGGTCGAGGCCACCTGCACCGTCAGGTCCGTGGCCCGCTTCACGTCGGGGTGCTGCATCAGCTCCAGAACCTGCGGCAGCTCGTCTTCATCCTCCAGCGGCCGCGCCGGTTTGAAGTACAGCTTGGGGGTCTCGCTGTTCTCATCGAAGTACGCCGTGGTGACCACGGCCCCGACCGGCAGTCCGTTGGCGTCCATGAACCGCGCATAGGCCTGCATGCCCATCTTGCCGTCCTTGGCGTCCCCAAAGAGGGACGTGGCGGGCAGCTGCAGCTGATAGACGTCGGAGTAGTTGTTCTCCAGCGCGACCGCCAGTCGCAGGTTGAACCGGCAGGCCCGGCTGTTGTTGCCCTGACCCGACCCCTTGATGTTCATCGGGCAGTTACGGCACGCCGTCGCCTTGCGCTGATCCGCCGGTACGTCCGCCGCCGGGGTCTCCGAGTCCGCCGACCAGCATGTGGGTGCCGTCGGGTTCTCCGGGTCATACACCCCTTCGAAGTACGTGCGCCCGATGGGCGAGCTGTCGAGGATCACGAGATTAAGCTGGCCCGAGCTGTTCACCCGCACCTGCTCACCGTTGATCATCTCGCGGAACCGGCCGCCGCGAATGCTGATGCGGCGCATGCCGCCCGCGCCACCGCCGAGGCGCTTGTTGAGGGCCATCATCCGCGCAAAGGCGTCGGAGGATACCAAGGAGTTACCCTTGAAGGCGGAAAGATCAGTTGTCATTTGGACGTCTCCTGCTGTGCTTGGTTGCGTAGTGCTTGATCGACAAGATCAAGGTTGAACCGGTACGTGGCACGGGCCTTGATGTAGGTATGCGCCGGGATCGTACCGTTTCGAACCCAGTTGCGTACCGTAGATACCGACACACGGAAGTGATCCGCGAGCGTATCTATGGTAACATAGGTAGGGGTCATCACTTTCTCCTCACGTTGATGACATACTCGACGTCAGTGTTCAGTCCCGGAGGAAACTGATCCGGGTTCTCTTCCAAGAACTCGCGCACCGCCGTTTGGTTAAGGCGCTTCTCGAAAAATTCCGGGACTTGGTGGTCCATGATGAAGCGGTGCATGGACTCCCAGTCACTGGTCCAGTATCTGGTTTTGGTGGTTCGGTAGAAGGTACCGTGCGCAGTCCGCGCGCTCTCGACGCCGAACGTAGCGCAGTAGTCCAGCAGCGCGCCCCGCAGCACATCCAGCTGCTCTTTCAGCTTCTGCTCGTCGGCCTTGTACTGCGCAGTCAGCTCGGAGAGCGTGTCGCGGATCTTGATGTAGGTGCGCGTGATGTCTTCTACGGACGGTTCGTACTCAGTAGGCATGGTGGATCTCCCGAAGTAGTAGATAGCAAATAGTATCAAATCATGGGCTAGTCAACCAAATCTTTGTACAGAGACAAAATTTCTGCGTGGATATCGACGCGCGCAGCCAGCATCTTGTACAGCTTCTTCTCGACCGGCGTACTTTCGAGGTGGACCACGGTGCACTTGTCCGCCTGCCCTTTCCGGTGGACCCGCGCGTTTGCCTGCGCGTATGTCTCCAGTGAGGCGGTGGGACCCCACCATACCACGGTGTTGGCCGCCGTCAACGTAACCCCGTGGGCAGCGGCTTGGGGCTGAATGAGCAGCACGTGGGGGTCTGGCGTAGTCTGAAACCGCTTGAATATGTCGGTGCGGGCCGAAGCCGAAACATCGCCGTACACCATCTCCGTAGTGATACCGTCTGCTGTCAGCGCGTCGTGTAGCATCTGAAGGGCGTTCTTGTACGGCACAAACACCAGCAGTTTCTTGGACGTCTCGGATATGATCTCCTGCAGTACAGAGTATCGGCTGGAGATATCGAACTCCAAGGTATCCTGCTCGTCGGTGTACACTGCTCCGGCGCTGATCTGCAGTAGCTTGTTCAGGGTGACCGCAGCCGTTTGCGCGGTAACTTCGGCCCCTGCTGCCTGCATGATCCGGTCAGCCTTGAGCTTCTTGTAGTAGCGCGCTTGTTGGGGGGTCAGCGGCACGTGGCGGTGGGTGTAGACCATATCCGGCAGGTCTAGGCAGTCTTCCTTGGTGAACCGGATGGCGGGCTGCAGCACGCGGTGCACGGTGTCGACCGCCGTTGGTTTGTTTTCCCACCGGAACTGGGTGACTTTGTACTGCACCATATCCCGGAACGCCCCGAAGAACTTGGGTACGCCGGTAGGGTTCACCAGCTTGGCCAGACCGTAGGCGTCCGTAGGAGACTGCGACGCGGGGGTGCCGGTCATAAGCCACAACCACGTGCTCGGGGTCAGCAAACGGGCCAAGGTCTTCCAGCGTTTGCTCTGCGTATTCTTGTAGTGGGTCGCTTCGTCCACGATGATGAGGTCGAACCCCCCGTTCCGGATCTCCTCCTCCACGATACTGATGCCATCGTAGTTGATGATCACGAACTCCGCGCTCCCGCTGACGATCTTCTTCCGCTTGGGCGCGGCTCCATGCGCGATGTCCACGGTGCGGTGCATGGCAAACGTAAACAAGTCCGCTCTCCACGCCGAGTCCATGATGGACACCGGGCATACCACCAAGACGCGGCGCACGTGCTTGTACGTCATCAGGAAGTCTGCGGCCCAGATGGCGCTAGCCGTCTTGCCTGTACCCATATCACTGAAACAGAACGCCCGGCGGTGCATCGTCAGAAACTCGGCCGTGGTTTTCTGGTGTGCCATGGGTTTGTGCTGTCCCGGCCAATTGTAGCGGGCAGCTATCGGGGCCGGGGCTTTGATATTCAGATCCCGCAGGGCGTGGGTCTCTTCGACGCCCCAGTGCACAAGGACCTCGTTCGGCCCGGTCTGCTTGCTCTTGGGTATGACCGTAGTGATGCGGGTGGGGTTACGCACCTGCAGGCGCAGGGCGCTGTTGGCGATGATTTCCATGAGGTGTTCCTGTGGTTATTTTTTCTTTGGTGGCTTGCTCAGAGCGCCGCCCCGGGCTCGGTTGGTGTTGGGGTCCTCAAGTCGGACTCCATCTGCGTTGTCGCCTCCGCGCGACAGGTCCTTGCGGTGACTGATGTCCAGCCCCTCCCGGGCTTTCTTGCCGTGTTTCTTGTCGAACGCGCGCCGTGCTTGGGCGCGCTCGGCGCGGGCGGGCTTCTCGTTCCGCGCCTTCTCTTGCTGCCACTCTTTCTTGTAGGGTCGGGGTTTGTTGACGTACGGCATAGCTAGCTACCTGTTCTGTCCGTTGTGCAGGCACTGTACCACGGGGCAGTGGGCTCGGCATAGTCCTGTGGGGCTCGGGTTCCATACGTCCGTGTCGTATGCTTTCTGCAGTCGCGCGTACTTCTTGATCCATGGAGCCCACAGAACCGACCGATCTGTCGCCGCGTACACGGCGGGCACAAACTTCTCGGCGATGACGAACAGCAGTGCTCCCGTAGCCCGGCGCACCTCGGGAAAGTGCGCGAACACTGCCAGCGCCATGAGCTGCAGCTGCCCCGTGTCCGCGTACCGCGCCGACTTCCCTGTCTTGTAGTCCACAATGAACGCCCGGTCGCCATCCACGATGACAAGATCGACGATGCCTCGGAACCATACATCCGGTGCGTTGAAGTCGCACGGCTCAAGGGCTTCGGTCAACCCCATCTTCACTTCGCAGTGCTTTGTACCGGGCTTGGCGTTGAGGGCCTCCAGTGTCGGTCGCGCAAAGGCAAACCGCTCCGGAACCGGCGTGCCGTCGCGGATATAGTTCTCGGCCGCAGCGTGGAACTCGGTACCGTACCGAGTGGCTTCTGTTTCCCGGAACGGAAATTCTTTGCGCACGTGAACATGGTAAAACTGCTTCGGGCACGTCTCGAACGCTTTCATCCGACTAAAAGACCACGCACCTGCGCTCGTTTCGCTGCTCACTTCAGTCTCCATATCTACGGCTTACTCTCGCCTCACAGTTCACGGGGAGCCCTTCGGCCCAGCGCGGGATCCACCGCATACACTGTTCAATATACGCCGTAGCCTCGTCAGCTTCTTCACTGCGTACGCACGCTACGACCGAATCGTGCACCGTCAAGACCACCCGATATCGCTTGGCTATTAGTAGCATCTGCTCGCCGATAACGCAACGTGCAAGTGCTTGGGTCATATTCTCAACGCACTTGCCTCCGTATATATACACCCGGGCCTTCCGGTTTCGGTACGTATACTCGTACCCTTTGTCCCCCGGCTGGGCCTTGAGGTCCGGGTACTGAACGCACAACCCGTTAGGCAGCACGACGCTGTAGCGCTCCGGGTCCACGTCCAGCACACCGGGACGCCCGACACTGCAGTGCCTGCCTCGGGTCATATCGGCCAGCATGCGGTCCGCCTGTGCCCACAGATCGCTGATCTTGTTGTTGGTGCTCCGGTAGACGTCGATGATGCGCTTGGCCTCGCCTAGATCTACGTCGACGCCCGCCTGCAGCTTGAGGAACGTCTGCAGCTTGTGGTGCCCAACGCCGTACCCCGCCCCGAGGATGACCACCTTGCCGATCTGGCGCTCGGTCGGTGTGACGTCGGTCTCGGTCACGCCAAAAATCTTGGCGGCCATGCGCTTGTACACATCGCCGTTCGCGGCAAACGTCTGCACCACGTCTTCTTGCTCGGCCAGCCATGCCAGCACCCGGGCTTCGATCTGTGCGGAGTCGGCGTCGATCAGCACGTGCCCCGCCGGAGCCACGATGGAGTTCTTGATCTGCTTGGCGTTTGGCCCTCGGCTAGGCAGGTTCTGCAGGTTGATCTTGTCGGCCCCGCCCCAGCGCCCCGTGTGCGCAGCGTAGTACCGGATGGGTACCGGCAGCTTGCCGCGTGTGGCGATGTCGATGAACCGCTGGGTCCGTGTCTCTTCCAGCGTGGACTTGTTCCCAAGCCGCGCCGCCATGAGGGCCTGCACGCCCTCGTCGTCGTGATCCAGCAGCGCGACAAAATCCTCGTCGTTCTTGGCAAACGCGTAGGTCTCTTTCCCCGTGGTAGGGCTGATTTTCATCGGCGGCTCTACGCCGTACCCACGCAGCATCTTCGCGAACTTGGGGTTCGACATGAGGTCTTTCTTGTCGTGGACGCTTGCAGCGTCCAGCAATGTCTGTTTCCGTGCGGTCACGGCCGCGAGGTGCTGCTCCAGCCGTGCGCGGTCCAGTTCCAGAACGGGCTCGGTGAACATACGCAGCGTGAGGTCGATCAGCTTGAGCTCGTCCTTCGGGAACCCCGCTTCCACGAGCAGCCGAAACGCCATGTAAGTCAGCGTAACATCGGTACGGCAGTAGTCGCCATACTGCTCCAGCTGACTCGGCGTGAAGTCCCCGCGCCGCTTGCCCAGCGCCTTCACCACTTCGTCGCCTTTGATACCGGTGCCCAACCGGGAAGACAGGGCCGCGAGGCTATGCGAGACGTCCATGCCGTAGACGGCCCGGGACATGAGCATCGTGTCCGCCAACGCTTTCGGCCGGATCCCGCAGCGCCACGACAGGATTGCCCCGTCGAACATGTTGTTGTGCCCCAGCGCAAGGGCGTTATCCCAAGGCAAAGAGTGCAGG